GCTCAAGCTGATAGGTCGCATCCGATATTTGTCCAAGATTCTTTGAGTGGGTCGCCGCAGCGAATGTGCTTTCACTTGCGAGCGTTTTGATTATCTCATCGCCCTTCATGCCGCGCCTGATCTTTCGGATGCTTGCTTCCAGTAGCTCTTCCGGTTTCCGTGCGGTCTCTGCGGCGATCTTGTATATGTTTGCTTTGAACTCGGCGGCTTCCTTTTCGCTCTGGCCGGTCATGGTTTTGATCTTGTTGAAGTATTCCCTTGCGTCTGCGATTTGGGCGATCTTGTTGTGGACGCCCAGCATTGCGCCCAGCCCGGCCGTGCCCCAGGCGGCGACATCGCGGGCTATCACGCCGCGCTTCAGCCACGCATCGCGCGTTTTGCCAGCGGCCGAAAGTTTGTTGGCCTCATCGGCCAAATTTTTGATATGATTTTTAGCGCGCTCAAAGACTCTGGTTGAAGCGTCAACCGCTGTGATGCTGAGTGCAATGTTCGGCAAGTTCATGGTTTTGCCTTTCGGTGGTGCCAATGCCCCTCGGCTGTGCGTTTCTGATCATCGGCTTCCCGCTTGTCGTTGCGGCTTGGGTGGTCTTTGATGTCTGGTGGCCATTCTGGATTTTCTTTGCCTCTTTTGTCTGGCAACTTGGCGTCAAGGCTCCGAGGACAACGAAAAAACGCCGACCATTCGTTGATCCTCTCCTCTAGTCGACCGCGCCGTTTATTCTCGCCTGCATTGTGGCGGCCTTCTTTGCCCAGTAAACAAGGTCATCCAGCGGCATGTCTGCCATGTCCGTCCAAGTCCAGCCCGTCAGCTTTGAGACGGCGAGGATGAGGTCGGCGGCGTGTCCCCTTGGCCAAAAGGGAGGGGTTCGCCGTCAAATTTGATTTCGCGAATGGCGTCCAGATCGTCGGCATCGAAGCCCAAAAAGTCTTCATAGGGCATGGTTCTTCCGTCTATGGACGTCACGCGGCTGGCAAGTGCGAGTGCAACGGCGAGGCGGCCAGCACCTTCCCCTGCCACTCGTTCCGCTTCTACCATGTCGCGGCCAGTTGGTCTGCGGACAACTGCTACTTTGCCTGAGTATGGGAGTTTGATTTCAACGTGCGTAAGCATTGTGGTGTGGTCCTGTTGCGGTGGTGTGGTCCAACAAAATGGGGCGGCTACCCTAGACGAAAACCGAGGTTGCACGACAAATGCTGCCGCCCCGCCACGGCCGTTGGACGATTCCAACGGCGCGGTAAGAGGTTCCCCGCGCGCCCGGCACGGGCTGAGGGCCATCCCTCAGTCGCTTTCGCATGTGTGGCGCGCGGGGCCGGCGTTTCACCCACACCCGTTATGAAACGCCGAGGTTCTTCCGGAAGTCGGCCAGCAGGTCTTCGCCGTTGACCTTCCAGATGTAGTTGTCTATGTCCACTTCTTTGACTTCCTTGTCTTCAACTTCCAGCTTGAAGGCGTGGACTTCCATCTTGTATTCGCAGGATGCGGCCTCGCCCTGCTTGAATACGCCCTCTTTGGCGGAGCTAAACCAGCCTCGGAGTTCCAAGCGGACGGGCCTGGATTCGGCGCGGCCGGCGCCCTTGGCGACCACTAGGTTCGATCTGATCTGCAGACTGACTTCGTTGAATGGGTTGGCGGCCATTGCGTGGAAGTCGGTGTTGAAGCCCTGGGCCTTGAATGTGCATTCGAGCGGGTCAAGGCTGATGCCGGGGACGCGGCGGTTGCCGATCATGTCGGTGGCCTTCTGCTCCTGCGTCTTCACTTTGACTTCTGGGACGGTGATCTCTTCGAATTTGCCGAAAAGTGCGCCCTTGGGGCCGTAAACCATGCCGCCGATGATGTAGCTGATGTCCATGTGGGTTTCTCCTATGCGGTTGCGGCCAGTGAAACGTCAATGTAGGATTCGTAAACGAGGGTTTCGAGCGGCGCGGGGGGCAGGAATTTGTAGCAAATCCGCAGTTTCCCGTCCGCCAGCGCCTGGGGCGGGTTTTTGCCGGCGTCAAACCATGCCTTTGCCCCGTCGCGGCTGGCGCCGATGCCCACCAGGCCGTTGAGGTAGGCGTTGATGTCCAGCAGTATCTGGCTGATCAGGCCGCTGGTTATCGGCTTGTCCATGTAGTCCAGCGAAAAGGCGTTGATGCTGTCTTCGATGATGTTGGCGGTGCGTTGCACTGAAATGAAGTTGTCGGGGTCGCTGCTGGCGGGGAATGAGGCGTTTCTGTTGCCCCACGTGCGGTAGCCTGTGCCAAAGGAATTGTAGATGGTGACGATGCCGGCGCCGTTCAGCAGGTCGGCTTCGCAGGTGGGGTCCATCAGGTCGGCTTCGACGGGGTAGGCCATGCCGGTGACGCCCTTCAGTTCTGTGTTGCTGACGCTGTGGTGGAAGCCGGTCGTCAGGTCTTTGTTGGCCTGGGCGCCGGCAAGGAAGGCACTCATGCCCTGCAGTTCTATTTCGCCGCGGCCGTTGATGGTCTTGACGTGGGGGAAGCAAAAGGCGAGGTTCTTGGAGCCGATGTTGAGGGGGCGGCCAGTGCCTCTGCCCTGGACGGCCTGCGTGGGCGACGCGAATTCCGGGCGGCTGGGGACGTCTGCCCAGGCGAAGGCGCGGAGCTTGTCGGCGAGTATCACTAGGTCGGGAAGCACGCCCTCCCAGCCTGTGTAAACCGGGCAAATCAACTGCTTGGGGCCGAAGCCATAGGCCGACTTGCAGTTGCGGAGGGCGCCCATCCCGGTCCGCTTGCCAGTGTTGGTGTCCACGCCGGCGATGATGTCGGCGGCGGCCACTCTGCCGGGGTCTGGGGCGCCCTGCCCGTCTGTGTGCCGCTCTGGATCGAAGACGTTGACGACGAAGACGGTGCCGGCGCCCTGGGCGAATATCGCGCGGAGGGCGGCGGGGATGGTGAAGCCTTCTGTGTCGGGGCCGAAGTGTTTGGCGGCGGCTTCTTCACTGGTGATCAGGACGGGTTCGTTGATGGTCCTGTTGGCGGGGTCGGCCAGCAGGTGGATGGGGGCGGTGCCCACCAGGCCGATGACGGCGGTAGCCACTGTCCTGATGTTTTTGGGCCCTGCGTAGAAACGCAGGAGCTCTATTCCGTGGTGAAAGGATGGACTCATTCTGTTCTCCTGTGTTGGCGGGTTTTGTGTGGCTTGGTTTCATCGGTGGCGGCCGGGTCCGGCGTCGCCTGATCGGGCTGGGTGTCGTGCAGGTGGCGCACGGGTTCGTTGGGTTTGAAATACCCAAGGGCGGCGAATTTGAGGGCCTGCCCGGGTTCGTCGATTTCGACGTCGCGCCCGGGTACCAATACCCTGTTGGCGTAGGTGGTAAGGGGGCCGTTCCAATGTCCGATCATGTCAGTGTTCCTTTCTTGTCAAGTCCAGAGCCGGGGGGCGGCGGCTTGGGTTTTGGCTTGGGTTTGGTTGTCTTGGCCATTAGTCGCCCGTGTGTGAGTGGTTGCAGAGGTCTAGGAAGGCGAGGGGGGCGCCCTGCGGGTCCTGGCGGATTGTGTAGGCGATGCGGAGGCGGTAGTCGAGGGCGGCGGCGCAGTAGGCCTTGTCCCTTTCGTAGGCGTCGAAGGTTATCCCCTGCTCTTCGACGTCCAAGGCCCAGCCGTCCAGGAAGGGGGGCGCGGTCAGGAGTGTGCGTTGAACGTGCTGGAAGCAAGGCCAGAGGACTTCTTCTATGGGTTCGCCGCTGGCGCGGCACTCTATGCGGATTGTTGCGTCGTATTCGCGCGCTTCGTTTTCTGCGTCCTGCCCAGGCTTGGGCTTCATCTCCAGAAAGTAGGGGATTATGGCTGGTAGCTGGTCACTTTCGAGGGGGGCCAGGGGCCGGCGGTGGACGGTGGCGCCGGGGGGGGCGCCGTGTGCCAGCAGGGCGGCGAGGGCCGTGATTACGGCGTTGGGGGTCATTCGATGCCTTCTTTGAGCAGGTGGCGTGTGAGGGCGCCGTCCGGGTCTGTCTCTACACTGCGGACTGTGTAGGGCTGGCCGTCAATCGTGAGGTGCGTTCCTTGCCGGAGCCTGTCTTTTAGGACTATTGAGGGGGTTCCGGCAAGGTGCTGGCTTTCGTATTTGGCGATTGATTCCGCTTTGGTTTCGCAGTCGAAGAGGCCGCGCGTCTTTGAGCCGTCGGGCAGTGTGACGTCACAGCCGTGGCGACGGCACAGGCTGTCGAAGCCGGGAATGACGCGGCCGCGGTGCATGGCTACTTCTTGTCCTTGTCGTCTTTGTCCAGCGGCGGCGCGACGGGTTCCGCCTTGCCCTCTTTGATGAGGGTCTTGGCGAGGTCGTCTTTGACGTCGGCGACGTCTCCAACTCTGTGGAGGGTCGGCGGCTTGGTGGCGGTGTCTTCAAATGCAAAGATAAAGCGGAGTTTCACGGCCTGTCTCCTTAGTTGGTGGTGGCGTCTTTGATTGCGGCGAAGGCTTGGGGCCTGCGGACGAAGACGTCAACGAGGTGGGAGGTGGTGACGCGCACGATGTCCTTGTCGGCTTGGGTGTAGGGGTCGACCACCATTTCGAGGGCGCCCCATTCGAGCAGGAACAACTCGGACCAGATGCCGAAAATGAGCGCGTGGCATATCCCGTTGGCCGATCCCTTGGTGAGGTTGCTGGGGACCTGATTGGCGCCAAGGGCCTTGTAGCCGGCGAGGCGGTTGTCTTCGCCCCAGATCGGCAGGGCAATTTGGTTGCCGAGGCGCGGGGTGTTCATCAGCAGGTCTTCGATTTCTGGCGTGGTCAGATAGCCGCCGTCGCCGAGGGCGAGGGCGTTGGCCTTTTTGACCAGCGTCTTTAGGCGGGTGATGTCGGCGTATGTGGGCTTGCCGCCGTTGGCGCCGATGGCGTGGGACTGGATGCCGGGGGTGTTGAGTAGGCCGAGGGGCTGGAATTGTGTGCCGGTGCCAACAAGGGCGGCGGTGTCAATGGCCAGCGTGTCGTTTTCCAGCAGGTCTTTCTGCAACAGAGGCTCGAAGGCTTCCACGCTCTGAATGACTTGCTGGCGGGTGTAGCGCAAAAGGGCCTTGGCGGTCTTTGGGGTGCTGCTGACCAGCGTCCAGGTGAGGTTGGATTCTGTCGCGCCTGTGGCGGGGTTTTCGTCAATCCAAAATGACTGGCTGGTGCCGGTCTGTTTGACCCACGTCGGCGTTCCTTGTAGCCCCGTGCTGACGCTGGCGCCCATCTGAAGGACGACGGCGGTGTTCTTCAAAAGTTCGAGGTAGCCGGCGTATTCCTTAAATACCAAGTTGCCGGCGGCGTCGGGAACTTTGGTGTTGTGGACGTCGCGCATCGGCATGTCTGTGGGGATCAGGATACCGTTGGAGTTGAGGTCGCGGCCCAGCCTGGCGGCGAGGGCTTTGGAGACTTCCCTTTCCAGCCCTCCCACGTTGGGGTCGCCTGTGACCACGGCGCGGAGGGCGGTGGCGATTGAATACTGGCGGCGGTCTTTTTCAGTCACGCCGATGGCTTCGCTGGGGGCGGCGAGGGGCTTGGCGGCGGAGCGGAAGCCGTCGAGCAGTTCCTTGTGGACCTGTTCGAGCGTGGCGCCCTGCCCTATCCACTCGTTCCGCTTGTCCGCGGTGACGCCGAATTCGTCGGCGAGTTTGAGGATTTGGACGGTCCTGTCGTCCTTCTTGGTTTCGGCTACTGCTGGCACTCTGGCCTCCTTTGTAGGCTGGCGCCGTGGGGGGCGCTGGGTTTGGGTTTTGGGTTGGCGTTTGGTGTGCTTGGTTGCGGCGCGGTCTTCGTCTTCCTTGTCTTCGTCGTCATCTTCGTCTTCGTCGTCTTCATCGGCGGCGCGGTCGTCGTCTTCCTTGTCCTGGTCTTCTTCGTCTGGGTCCTCATCGGCGCGGTAGCCCCGGCCCAGACCCACGCTGGCGTCCGCGGGGACGGTGACAAAGCTGACTTCCAGCGGTGTCCAGCGTTTTACACGGACGGAGCGGATGGAGCCGTCCTGGTTGCGCTCTGCAACTTCGACGTCGGAAAGGCTGTAGTCATAAGTTATGGAAACGTCACAGAGGATGCCGTCGCGCAGTTGATCCCAGAGGGCTGTGGCCTGCGGTGTGTTGGCAAACCGGGCAAGGCCGCGCAGTTTGCCGTCTTTGACTTCCGTGGCGGTGAAGCGGCCAATGAGTTCACTAAAGTCGTGGTTGTAGAGCAGTGGCCCGCCGGTCTCGTTGGCGAAGCGGCTGAGGTCTATTTCGCTGGTCTTGTGGCCAAGTATCTCTCTGACGTCGCCGAATCCGTAGAGCCAGCGGGTGATCCCGTCTGAATCACTGCTGACGGACAGTTCAACTTGACGCTTTTCAACGTCAATGCTGGCGCGGTTGACTGTGAGTGATCGTCTGTATGGCTTTGGCATTTTGGCTCCTAGTGGGGTTTTCCGTAGGCTTGCAGTTGCTTGATCACGCGGGGAAGTGTGATGCCCTGCTCTCTGGCGTATTTGTCCTCGGCGGCGATCTGGCGCAGTTGCTCTCTCCAGTCGAGGCCGCGCTTGCCATAAATTTCTTGAAGGGTGGTCAGGCAGTTGTCTAGGGCGTCAATGTCTGCCCTAATGTCTTTCACGGGGTCCACCCAGTCCCATGAGCGCGGCCACCACTTGGGGCGCGCGAATTCGTCTGGGGGCATGTTGGGCGGTAGCGTGTGACTGATCCAAGCCATTTGATACCAGGCATGGAACAGCGGCTCGTGCAGTCTGTTGATGAGGCTGGCCTGCTTGGTCCGCCAGGCGTCCTTTTCCGGCAACAGGCTGGCGCGGAGGCTGGAATAGTTGGCCTCTGCGACGTCGCCGGAAAGCGCGTGGTAGCTGACGCGCATGGCGCTGGCGATGCCCTTCAACAAGAATTTTGTGAAGTCTGCCAGCACTCCGTTGGGGTGGTTGGGCGGCGGGAAGTCAACGTCCATGCCGGGCGGGATTCCCATGAAGGTCAGAATGTTGGTGGTCAAATCCTTGGCGACGCTCAGGGTTGTTTCGCCTTCGCCGGTTTCTTCCCGCTCCCTCAGCTTGTCTATATCGTCAATCGGGAGGTTGCTGGCGCCTTTGATGACGCCCACGCGGTCTGCCTCCGCATTGGCCGTGGCGAGCGTGGACTTCCAGAGGCGGTCAAGCATGGACAGTTGGACCATGCAGGATGTGACCCAAGGGATTCCACGGACGCTGGCTGTGCGGTCGTCTGTGTAAACGTGAATAATTTGATCGGCGGGGACGCGGGTCAGTTGGGGCATCCCCTGTGGGTCGTTGGGGTGGGCCGTGCGGATGTGGTAGGCGATGGGCTTGAAAAGGGCGTCAACTTCGATGCCCATGACGATTCGGCGGCCGTTTTGGAATGGAGTGTTGAGGCGGTGATCCACGCGGTCGGGGTCTATGAGTTCCAACAGCAGGCCGTGGGGGCCGTGGCCGCGGAGCAGGTGGACAAAGATTTCGCCGTCTATTGCCAGGCTCTTGGCGGCGAGGTGCTGGAAGTCGAGCCAGCCGAGGCGGCCATCGGCTGTGACGCGGCGGCCCCAGTCTTCCCAGGCTGCTTCGACTATGTCGTTTTCGGTTTCGCGGGCTTCGCCTTTGGCGTCCAGCAGGTTGTTTTCCAGGTCTATGCCGTCGGGGCCGATGATGTTGTCGGCGATCAGGTCAATGTAGGCCTGCATGTATGCGTTGTTCTTTGCCAGTTCGCGGCTGTGCGCGCGGAGGGCTGTGAGGTCGCGGCAACGCTCTTTGTGGGCGGCTTCGAGGGCGCTGGAAAAGTCTATGTAGCGGGTGAGGCGCGCGGCTTCGTAGCTGCCCCGCCTTTTGGCGGCCTTGGGTGTGGTTAGTCTTGCTAACCAGTTGGCGGCGGCTTTGACGGGGTTCATCGGCGCCCCAGGCGGACGGGTATTGAGGTGATGAGGCTCCCGGTGGTCTCTGCGTTGACTTTGGCTTGGTAGAGGTCAATCATCCGCTGGATTTTTTCGGGGTCCTGGAAGGTGACGGCGCGGCCGTGGATTGTGACGGAGACTTCGTCTTCCTGGGCGAGGCGCAGCATGGCTTCTTTGAGCGCGGCCAGGACTTGGGCGTTGTGTGAGCGGAGGTCGTGGCCGGCGCGGAGGCTGGCGAGTATGCGGACGGTTCCGCTGGCCAGTAGATAATCGGGGCTTTGGGCCCATAGCTCCCAGCGGTGGGCGCCGGGGGCCAGTTTGGCGGTGGTTTCGCCGTCAACTGTGAGGGTTTCGGCCGTGATTGTGGCAGGGGCACAGGTCGGTAGGTCGCCGAGGTAAAGCCGCAGTAGGCTTGCTGAGATTGGGGTCTCGTGAGATTCCAGGTTGAGGACTAGGTCCTCTCCCGCGGTGATTTCCCTCTTTAACAGAACGGCCAATGCCCCCTCCGCCATCTAGTTTTGGCGGCGGGTGGGTGACATTTGTGGCGGGGCGTGTCCCTTTTTTAGGGCAATTTCAATTCGAGGGCTGTGGTGTAGCCTCCGCCGGCGTCAATGGTGTGGGTGGAGGTCTCTATTGCCCAGAGGCCGTCCAGCACTCCGTAGCCGGCGATTTCGACAAGGGCGCCGGCCACCAGTGAGGTGTTGCCGTCCAGTCCGTCCAGGCTGGCGGTGCGGCCCTTGGCTTTGGCGGATCGGCTCTTGGCTTTGGCGGCGGTCTGCTGTTGCGCCTGGTCTTTGACGGGGGCGCGGCTCTTGATTTTGTCGGGCGGCGCGTCCTTGTCGCCGTCTTCGCTGGTTTCAATCAGGGCTTGGGTGTCGCCGTCAAAATGGGAGTAGCTGGCGGCCGTCTCTTTGATCTTGTCGGAAAAGGTGGCACTGCTGACGTCGTGGCGCGTGATCTTCCAGATCGGCGGCTGCTTGGCGAGGGCCACGGTGTCGTGAAAAATGAGCTTGTCGCCTTTGACGGTAAACACGGCGGCGGCGGCATCGGCCAGGCGTTGCAGGAAGGCGAGGTCGGTTTCGTTTTTCTGGATTGTGTAGGGCAGTTTGTTGGCTGGCGGCTCTCCAACGAGTGTGAGGCCGTGGCGTTGGGCGGTGTCCTGGGCGATCTCTTTGAGTGTCTTCCCATCGTGCGAGGCGGAGCGTGGGGTGCGGACTGGCTTCTGGTTGGGTGTTGCAAGGGCTGTGATCGCCACTGTGGTGCCCTGGTCGCCATCAGTAATTGTGATTTCGTCTATTTCAAAGGCTCCGCAAGCCAGCAGGGGTGCGCCTTCGTAGCCCATCCATGCTTCCACTTGGGCGCCTTTGACTGGATACCAGTCGGGGGTGAGCCATAGGCCGGGGCCTGTGTGGTCGGGCGTGGGGGGCGCGTCTTCCAGCGTGATCGTGAGGCGGTCACTTTCGCCGGCGCGGTGGTCTTCAAAGGTCAGGTTGAGGTTGTAGGGGGTGAAGTCGGCGGTCTTGTCTTTGTTGCCGATGAGGATTTTGCACTCGGCGCGTGGCGCGAATTGTGCCATGTCATCTCCTGTGGTCGGGTAGCTGGGGGCGGCGTGATGGTCTGGGCTTTGGCGGCGGCGTGGGCTGTTCGACGTCGGGCGTGGGGGGCAGGTCTTTGAGCGGGAAGCGGCGGCGGTGCAGTCTCTCTAGGTCTATATATTTGGTTCCGCCGTGGAATTGCTGTAACACTTTGACGGCCGCGAGGGCATAGACCCAGAGGTCGAGGGCTTCGTTTTGGTCCTGCGTTTTGACCCATGTGAGCTTTTCGCGGCCCGTCTTTCGGTTGCGCTGCTTGATGAGCCGCTCGGCTGTCAGTTGGGCGATGTAACTGTCATTTACCCAGTCGGGAAGATAGATGCGCCGGGGGCGGTCATCGGCAATGGCCAGGCGGCGTTGCAGTTCCGCTTTGAGTTCCCAAGTTGCGACTTGGTATTGAAGGGTGCGCTCTTTGCGCGTGGCGCCTTTGCGGACTAGGGCGCGGTCGGATAGTTTCTCTTCGCCGCGGCAGGCGTAAACCTTTTGAGTGTAGCGCGGCCGCACGTATTGGATAACGCTGTCGGTGGCGTAGTTGCTATCTATCAGGCAAATGTCAACTGGCATGGTCGCGCCGGTGTCCTGTCGGACGCGCGCGGCGCGGCGCCATTCGTCAACGGCGACGAAGGTGTCGGGGTCGGTAGGCTGGCCGGGGATCACTTCATGGTCTATGAGCCAGGCGCGTTCCCCTGCCCCGAAGCCCACGGTTTGGCACTCCAGGCGGTTGCCCTGGACGTCAACGGTCTGAAGTAGGATGGCGACGGCTGGCGGCACTTCGTAGGGCTTCCAGCCTGAGCAGAGGCGCGTGGCCAAGTCTTTCGGCTCTGTCTGGACTCCTTCATGGTCTTTAGATTCGCCCAGGACTGTGTTTATGAAGGTTGTCTCTTTCTCTGGGCTTCCATAGGCTTCCAGCCATTCGGCGGCAAGGTGCGCCCACGTTGCGTTTGGGCTGTATGAATATGCGGCCCATATCAGATAGCCGCGCTTCTTTTTGTTTCCCTCTGCGGTTGGGCGCCACTCGCCGCGCTCATCCATCCATCGCAGTTGGCTGTGGTCAATCAGGCAGTGGCAGTGTTCACAGAGGTATGCGGCGGTTTCTGGCTTGCCTTTCTCCCATTTGATTCCGTAGTCACAGTCCTTGCCGCCCCATTTTAGGTATTGATACTCCCCGCAGTGTGGGCAGGGCACAAAGCGGCGCCGCTGGTCGGTGTCGGCCAGTTCCGTGTCTATCCTGCTGATGTCTTTGAGGGTCGGCGTGGAGCCTCCAATGATTTTGCGGCGCGGATAGAATTCGCTTCGCTTTTTGCCGAGGGCGATCTGATCGCCTTCCACGCCAGCGGACAGGGGGTAGGCGTCCACTTCGTCAAATAGGACCACGCGCCTGGAAACACGGCGGAAGCCGCGCGGCGAGTTGGCTCCGATCAGGCTGAGGGTGGCGCGGCCATTCGGGCCTTTGAATGACTTGTTGAGGATGGTGTTGTCCTTCGTCTTGGCCCCCGTGCGCGCGGCGCGGGTGGTAAGGCTGGCCAGCACGGGGACGTCGCGGATCATCGGGTCTATTTCTTCCTTGCTGGTTCCCTGGGCGTCTTCGACTGTGGGTTGGACAAAGAGGATGGGGCACGGGTCTTGGTGCAGGTGATACCCAACAGCTATATCCAGCATCTTCGTAAATCCCATTCTGGCGGATTTCTTCAGCCATATCTCTTCGATTTCGGGGTCGGTTATGGCGTCCAGTATCTCTCTTTGGTATGGGAATGTGGCCCATTTGCCAGGGTTGGCCGCGCTTTCGGGTGACAAGTAAAAGTAGTGGTCTGCCCACTCGCTCCCTGATAGCTCCGCTGGCGGCTCAAAGGCGCGGAAAAAGTTGGCCACTAGGCGTTCTGTTGCTGGGTTGGGCATTTGGCTATCGCTCTCAATGTGTCTTTGCATGCCTTGTCAATCGCGGCCACGTCTTCGTCTGTGAGGCTTGGGTGTGTCAGTTTTATGGTTTTCGATATAGCCAAGACCGCGTCTTTGACAGTGTTGGCGGCTTGTTGCCAAGCGGCGTCGATTTCTTCGATTGGTAAGAGTTGCTGCTTATCCCGCTCCAAGCGCATCTTTTCACGCCCAGCCTTATAGTGAAGTAGCTCCGCCTCGCTTGCGATCTTGGAGGGCATCCGCTCTGCGCTTCCAGCGTGTGGCCCAGTGTATTTGTTCGCAAGCCACCATTCATGGCATTCGCGCCAGGGGTAGCGGTTGACTTTGCCTTTGATACGGACGTAGGGCATCCCCTCATCAGCCCACTGTTGGATCGCCCGCTCGGAAACGCCGAGCAGTTGTGCCATTTCGTTGGCGGTGAAGCGGACACCATTGTCTTGGCTGTGGTCTTCCATCGGCTGTCACTTTATACGAAGTGAGTGAAGGCCCATTTTTGGGGTCACAAAACCGAATCCCGCGCCGGCGATACACCGCGGGAAAGGTCGGCAAAAAGAACCTACTCCGGTCACTTGATACCCTCCCCTATCCGCAGACGTAGGTAGTGTGGGGCTTTTTCGTCCATGATTTTATTGGCAGTGTCGGCCAGTCTCAGGCGCTCTTTGACTTCTTGCTTGCCGGACTTGAATATAAAATACGGCGATAAAGTTCGGGCTTGGTTGTCGCGCTCCCAAATGCCAAGGCTTTTCCCTTTGGGCTGTGCGATAACATACTCAATGCGACTGCGCTTTGGCTTGTCATCTTGCAGACTTTTTAAGGCTTTGACTATCTTGGTTTTGGGGACGTTGCCAAACTGGTCGCGTGGCACAGATCGCGCTGGTTGCAGGAAGCCGCCCGAAGGCAAGCGTCCTTGGCTAACCAACAGCAGTTCAAAGGGCTTGGTGGCGCGTGATCCGCCAAGGGCTTGGGATTGCAGGTAGGTGGCGGGGGCTGTGCCTTTTGGGGCTTTATCACGTATAAGGACGGTCGCTTCTATGGTGTGCCCTTTGGCCTCTTGGGATAGCTTGGCTGGCCATAGTTTTACGCTACTGGTGGTCGTTTTGGTTGGGCGGTCAAATGCGCTCTTTATATCATCCGTCCAGCCCTCTTGAATACTCTTGGCAAGGTCATTTATAGCTTTGACTTCTGCCTCTCCTAGCTTTTTGTTTATCCCGTCCATGACTTTTTTTAATGCGTCTAGGCTGGGGGTCATTCCAAGGTTTATCATGCAATGCTCCTTTTACGCTGGTTTTTAAGAATTCTCTTGACTTGTCGTTCAGAAAGCCCTTCAGCGGCGGCGATTTCACGGGCGGTCGCGGTTTTGGAGGCTTCCAAGATTCTGGCGTCCCGATCTTGGCGGCGGATGTTTCGGCCGAAATGGACGCGGGTCCCTAGCAAATAGGCGCAGATCGCTTGGGTTGCCAGCCGCGCATTGGTGTTGGCAGTCTCTGTGGGCTGGCCTGCCTCTACGAAGGCGTTGGCCACGACTGCCTCTAGCTCTTGGTTGATGGTCGTTTCCGTTCCCATGTCTCTGTTTTAGCGCGTGTGAGTGAGAATTCAAGTAAAATCAAGGACAGCGTACTACTTAGGATAGTTTTCATTTCTAGGGTTGGCGCGGGTTTGGGTGGGGGTCTGCGCCACTTTTGCGCCACAACTTTTTTGGCGGGGTCAGCGGCCGAGGCCTGTTCGTCGGCCGAGGCGCTCCTGGGCGGCCGCGATCCGTCCGAGGTCGCTCCCAAGGTAAGCGGCCGTGGTGCGAATGTCTTTATGTTCCAATGCTTTTTGAATGTCTTGAATTGGGACGCCTTCTTCCGATAGCCAAGTGGCGTAGGTTGCGCGGAGGCGGTGGGGTGTCAGCTTGGGAAGTCCAACGGCTTGGCAGGCCTTGTCGAAAACGCGCTTGATTCTGGCGGTTGAAACGGGGCGCCCGCGGCGGCCGGCGGTCATCCAGCCGCTGGCCTTGGCGAGGGGGCGGAGGCGGTCAAGAATCCAGGGCGGCACTGGACGCGGCCAGGCTTTTCCGCCCTTGGTGTCGCCGGGGGTGTAGAGGCCGCGTTCCAAGTCCAGCCATTCCCATCTGGCCAGCCGGGCTTCCCCGCCTCTGAGGCCAAGGCCGATTTGGAGGCGGAGGATCATGGCGATGCTGGGCTCGTTGGCGGCCAAAAAATCCACTTCTTCCAGCCATTGACGCGCCTTTGCGGTCGGAATTATGCCCTTGTTGCGCTGCTTGATTCTGGCGAAGGGGACGTCGAATGGCACTCTGCGGATCATGCCCCGCCGCACTGCCCACTTGCAGACTAGGCGGATGTAGGAAAGCCAAATATTTCCGAATGAGGGCGCGTGATCCTCCAAAAAGCGGCTCAGTTCCATTTCCACGGCGGCCGTTGTCAGGTCTTTGAGCAGTGTGTCTTTGAGGGCGCCGAGGTGAAGCCGCCCGATGCTGGCGACGTTTGCAACGTGTTTGGGGCTTTTGCGGAGGATGTGGGTCTGCTCCCAGAGGGCGAAGGCGGCGCCGAGTGTTGGGCAGGGTTCCACGCCGCGCGCGCGGAGGCGGTCTGCCTCAAAAAATTGCAGGGCGCGGGTTTCCGCCGCGTCCCGCTTGTGGAGAGGCTCCTTTGTGGTGTACTGCTTCCGGGCGCCGTCGATCTGATAGCGGCAGTGCCAGTAAGGGCCTCTTGGGAACAGGGTCAGAGGCCCAAGGCGGTAGGACTTGGCTTCCAGTGGCATGTCAGACAGAGGCGATGCGGCGGTCGGGGCCCTTGTAGGCGTATTCTGGCCAGGCGCCGATGAGCCGCGAAGTGAAGCCGGCACCGTAGTGTTCATTCAGCGCGGCCGCGTCCTGGTTGGAGGTCCAGTAAATCTGCTTTTCATGCCGATAGCGAAAATCAACGATCTCTTTGAGGATTCCGAATGCGTAGTCGTCGGCGGTTTTGCAGGTTTCGGCGCCGAGGTCGTCCAGGAAAAGGACCATCTTGTCCTTGGCGGCCGCTATCAGCTTGCCAACGTTGAGCGGAGCGCGGCGGATCAGGTTGGCCTGCTCAGGCCAGTTGAGCCAAAGGAATGAGCGGTGCCACCACCAGTAGGTTTCCATCAGGGTGTCGGCGGTCTGGACCATTGCCCAAGTCTTCCCGCTCCCGGTTGGGCCGTAAAGCCCGAATCCGCCGCTGGCTTTGGGCAAGGCAACGAGGGCTGGGTGGTCTAGCGCGCGGATTTCGCGCGGCGCGACACCGGCGTCAATGAGGGCGGCCCGGCGCTCAGCGCGTTGACGCTCCGCCCGTTCCTGGTCGGTTTCCGGCGGTATCACTGACACGTAGGGTTCTTCGATTTCTTCTTCGATTTCGTCAGTCATTTTGGCTCCTCCAGGGCTAGGGGTTGGCCCTTGGCCGCTTCTTGCTTGGCTTTGCGCTCCTTTTCTGCTTGTCTGGCGGCGCTTGCGGCTTCCCGCCGCTCTCTGAGGTCGCGGTCGTAGCGGTCTTCAATGCCGGCGGCTCTGTTTCGGTTGCGGATTCTGTCGGAAAGTCGCATTTTTCGCTCCAGCGCAGTTTTTCAGGGATGATCGGGCACTCGTCGCGGCGCCCCTGATCGTGCGTCCTGAGCGGCCCCCACTTGATTTCGTCGGTTAGCTGGTAGTGCGCCCAGCAGAATGACTCGCGGCGGTATTGGCGGTCAAAGTAGCACTCCGTGCAGTCATGCGGGTGCTTGGCGAGGGGCAGGGTTGCTTGGACTGGCTTCATGCCGTGGCTCCGTTGGCGGGTTGCAGGGTTCTGACTTCCCGCGCCTGGAGTTGCCGGGCGAGGGATTCATCGGCGGCCTGGGCGCGGCTGGGCGAGGCGCGGGGGGCGGTCTGGCGGCTGGCCACAGGCTGGCGCGGCTTGGCGGTCTTGCGCTCCAAGATTTTCTGGACATTGCGGCGGTCTATCAGCCAGTCGAAGTCCGCGCGCCAAGTTCCGGCGGCGGTTTCGCCGCGATGGAAGGCGCCGTCCGGGTCTGTGGCAATGAAAATGCAAGCCTCTTCAAACTTTGCCGGAAATTCTGAATCCAGCAGACTGGCGCACAGCTTGCTTTTGCGCTGGTCTTTTACGTCTTGGATGTTGGCCAGCCCGATTTTTACGCAGTGTTTTCGCCAGATTTCGACAATCAGCGGAATTTTTTCAGCGATTTCTGCGCTTTTTTCAGCGTCTTTGCTGGTTTTAGCTTTTTTTTCTTTCAGCGGCTTAATTGAAATTTCTTCAAAAAGCCTAGTGTTATCAGCACTTTCAAGAGTACTACATACATTTTTCTTTAAGGGGGGGTCTGGGGGGGATTTTTCTTTTTCCGCTGGCTCTGGGTCGTTTTCGGCGTCATTGGCTAGACGTTGGCTAGTCAATGGCTGGTCGTTAGCTAGACGTTGACTAGCCAACGACTGACTATTGGCTGGTCGTTGGCTAGTCATTGCTAGGCATTTGCCGTTTGCGTCTAGGCATTCTTCACAGTCCCGCGGTCTTTTGCCGTTTACGTCCGTGCATTCTTCACAGTCCAGTGGGCTTCTGTTACAGGCATCCATCTCTTGGCTGGTCATTAGCTGGTCGTTGGCTAGACGTTGTCTAGCCATTGGCTGAGTTTTGGCGGCCTCTCTGTTCCTTTTGCGCTTTTGGTTGCCGTGTGGGTCGGGCTTGGGCGCGTCTTTGAGGCTTTGGAATGGTGCCTCGGCCGGCTCTGTCTCAGGCTGGTCGCCGGCGCGTCTGTCACGCTTGCGCTTGATGTGTTGGGGGCAGTGATCCCAATAATCGTGGGCGATCCACTGGCCTGGGCGGCTGGGGTCAGGGTCAATGAAGCCGGCCGCGGCGAGGTGGTCTGTCAGGGCGCTGGGTTCGCCGGCCCAGTGGGCTATGGCTTCAATGTCGGCGGCCGCGCCGAGGCGGTCGCTGGCGTTTTCTCCGCAATAATCCCACAGCAGTTCCAAGGTTCCCCGCGCCAGGACTGGCCCAAGGGCGTGGGCAAGGCGTAGCATTTTGCGGTGTGTGGCGAGGCGCGCGGTCATAGGACGTTGTCCGGGTGTATGGGTATCAGGGCGGGGATTCCGCTTGGGCGGCGGTCTATTTCAAAAAAGGGTTGCAGGCGCGGCCAGTGCTTGTCGAAGACGGCCGGCGGGATTTCCAGAAATTCGGCGGTCCGCAGGGCTGGCAGAAAGCGGTCTTCGTCGGCGAAGTAGCAAGTCCAGAGCATCAGCAGGATCGCCTTGGCGCCCCAGGGCAGTGCTGAGATCACTGGATGGGTCAGGAATTCATTGGGAGTTATGCTACTTGCCATAAAGGGACCTTTTACGCTTGGAGGCTTTGGCGAGGCGTTGCTGGTGGGCTTTGCGGTCGGCTTCTTGGGCCTTTTTGCCGGCGGGCTGGCGGCCGGCGAAGCCGAGGCTGGCGCCGATGAGCGCGAAGGCGGCGAGGGTGAAAAGTAGAAAGTTCATGGGTGGCCGGGTGCTATCCCACGGGTCTGCTTGCGCGCCAAGGAGTAACGCGCCCCGATTGGGCTTCTTCGTGCGCTGTCGCGCCTTATTCCGCCGCGCGCCCGGCTGTCCATGTCTGTCCCCTCTCTAGGCGATCACTTGGAGGTTGGGGACGTTCTGTTCCAGGTATTCTTTGATGTTGGCCATTGCCTCCGCTTTCCATGCGGAGTTGTCGGCCTCAAAGAGGGCGAAGGCGGGGCCTTTCTGCGCCCGGAAAATGAATTCGCTTGGCGGCTGTGCAACTTCGTTGAAGGTCCTGAATGGTTGCAGTTTCACTGGGTTGGGCAGGACGATGTCTTCAACGGCGAGGATGCCCGTTTTTACGGTCATTTCTTGAGAAATGCCATCATCCTTGGTGTTGCGTATGTTGTCTTCTTTGACGTTGCCGATGTAGGACAACACGGCGGCGCGGTCGCCAGAATCCTCAAAGTTGGCTTGCAACTTGATTATGAGGGCTTCCACCGGAAGGAATTGGCCGAATGGGATGGCCGGCGCGTGGAAGCTGGCGCTGATGTAGGCGTGGCGCTGTGCGAATCCCTGAGACAGTCGGGACCAGACCACCACGTGGTCGAAGTCTTCAACTTGGGCGATCAGGGCCTTGATGTCCAGCCCGTCCACGTTTTTGGTGAGGTATTCCACAATGCCCGTGAGCGTGGTGACTTTGAGCGTTTTCGGCTCCGGGTCCAGCACGGCGTGGATGTGGTGGGAGGTGTAGCGGCGGCCGTCAATTTCCAGTTGGGTCGGCGGCGCGTCGTTGCGGATCGCTCGGTAGAGTTCAGTTTCCATCATTGGTTCCGTCCTTTCTGGGTTTGAGGGCGGTTATCCTGCCCTCCGGGTGCATTCCAGGGAGGGGCTGGGCGTCGCGCCCTTCCCCGACTGTGAGTTCCTTGGCAACGGCGCGGCCGTCTCGGTCTCGGTCAAACATGAGCCGTGATTTGATCGGCTTGGGCTGTGCGAGTTTTGAGGATGTGATCAGTTCGACGTCGCCGATTTCTCGGTCTTCGTTTGGCTTGATCTTCAGTTTGAGAGTGACTTCGCGCGTGGCGGTGGCGGGGGTGTTGGGGTCCAGGACGTTGTTTAGGACCTTTTGAAGCTCCAGGTTGCCGCGCTCCATGCCGCCTCCAGCGGCAAGGCTTTCTATCGTCAACGGTATGGCCATAGGCCGATCTCCTTAGTTGGCCGCTGTTGCGGCGGGGTTTAGGGTGCAGTTTGGGCAGTCGTCCGGGTCGCCGGCCGTGCCGAAAAGTGGGCAGGGGTGGCAGTGCATCCGCTCCGGCTCTGGGCAGGTGGAGGCGCTGGGGGGCGGGGGCAGGGTTGCGGTTGTCATTCCGGCTCTCCGAATCTTGGCGCCTGGTATTCGGCGGCGTCGGCGGCTTCCAGCGGGGTGGCGTAGCATCCCCCGCCGGCGATCACAAGGCTTTGGCCGGGGCGGCGCAGGTGATACTGCCAGGGGAATGGCTCCGTTCCCATCACTTCCACGGTTGCCGTCAGGTCGGCGATGGCTTTGGAGTAGAGCGTGAATTCGCCGTCGGGCTTGGCCGCCCAGCCGGCGGCGATCATGGCTTGGTCGGGGGTCTGGTCACTCATCGGCGGCCTCCTTTGCGTAGGGGTGTTTTTTCCCTCTTTTGGTGACGGCCCAAGCAAGCCAATGTTCCTTTGTGTTTTCTGCGGGGTCCTCTGACAGTTTGAGGGCGCCGAATCGTGACAACGTGTTGGCGAGTAAGTCCCTGTCGGCCTCTGCGTTTTGCAGGTCTGTAAGCAGTCGGATTATCACGCTTGGCAGTGCCATTTCTGGAGCCATGCAGATCGCGGCGCGTTCCTGCGGTGTCAGGGGTATGTGTGGGTTAGCCATTGGCGGCTCCTGTGTTTTGGGCGCACTTGTGTTCGCGCGCGAAGGCCTTGCCGTGGGCGTCCAGCGCGTCAAGTGACACGGGCGCGGCGAGGGTGATCCCCTGCCCACAGCCCTGGCAGTGGACGAAGACGGTGGAGTCGGGCCGGACGGAAAAGACGATTTCCGGGCGTGGTTTCATGCTCCCCTCCTCTTGGCGTTGGGGTGGTAGGGTTCAAAGAGGGTCGGGAGCCAGCGGTCTAGGTCGTGTTTGTGGATATACACGCGCGGGCGGCCGCCGGCGGCCATCTTGTTGCGGTCTTTGATGGCCGGCAGGTCGCCGTTCTGGACGGCCTCTGCGATCCGCTTGTAGCCCACAGGCCAGCCGAGTTCAAAGCAGATTTCGGCGGCCTCTTGGATCGTCAAGAGGGTGAGTTTTTCGGCCGGGCCGCGCCTCCTGATTTCTGTTGGCGGGTCCTCCAGCGGCGAGGCCGCTGGCATAGGTTTCTGGCGCATCGTGCGCTCCTTGCTGGTTGGGCCTCAGTTACGATCTGAGGCATGGTTGCGGTTTGGCTGAGGCTGGGAGTTCGTAACCCCGGCTAAGTGTCCAGCAAGGTAGGCACTTTCCAGAGCGAGCTTCTTCGCACCAGCTTTGACCCTGGTCTTATTCCGCTGCGCTCCCAGCTTGATGTAGTCATGCCGCTCCTTGCTGTTCTTATCGGGATTACGAGTCCCTGTAGTTAGCTTGGCACGGTCCGGCCGGGTGTCAAGTCCCCCTGCGAATTTTTTTTTGTCCATGCTCACGGTCCCCCTGGAAGCCCAAGATGGGGGGCCGTAAAAAAGTTGTCAAGCCGCCGAATCGTCTGTCGACGGCTGGTTTTTCGCCCAAACATTTCTGGGCGCGATTTGCGGATTAGAGACTTTTAAGGGCGGCGCGGCTTTTCGCTGGTTTTGGTGTCTTTAGTTTTCGGTCGGAATACGGCGAAAACTGTCTTAGCTTGCCAGAGTTGGACAAGGCTGGAAGTGTTTAGCCCTGTTCAACTTTGGGCGGCTTTGGGGGCTTGGGGGCTAGGTATGCGGCGGCGGTGGCCTTGATCGCCTCTGCGTGGGCCATCACGTCGTCCACTTTGGTGATCTGGTGGGGGACGCGCTCTTTGCCAGTGCCAACGATTTCAACGAACATCCGCTGTGGGTCGGCGAAATTGCTGATTACGAGGGGGTTTCTGTTGCTGTCCAGGTCAACGGCGGAGCGGCCGGTGCCGCTCTTGTTGCGGAGTTTGATGCGCTCTTGGTCAACGATGCCCATCAGGATTGTCTTTACAAGGTAATAGACTTGCCACTCCTGCTCTGTGATTATGTTTTCTTCTTCGTCCGGCTCCGCCGGCGGGGGTTCATCGGCCGGCTTGGCGGTGGCGGCCAGGGCGGTGCGAAGGCGGCTGTCCACTTGTTCAGCCATGAATTCCGTCAGGGCGCGTTTGGCGTAGGGTGTGTAACGCTCGGCCTTTACTTCTTTTCTCAGGCCTTTGATCCCCGCCTTTCCTAGTAGGTAGTCCACAAAGTCTGGGTCTGGTGTCTCTAAGTTGCTTTGCATTGCCAGTTTTACTTGGCGATTGAATTTTAGCTCGGAAACAGCGTCCAGTGTGCTTTGTAGCTCAAATTTGCCTTTCCTTAGCTTTGCCAGTTCTGGCAGTAGGTTTGTGTCCACTGCCTCCAAGTTTAATTCCATGAAGGGCGTGGGGTCTAGGCTCTTTCCATCGGCTCCTACGGCGAAAAACTGGTAACGGATTCCGTTGGTCAGTATGCCGATTGCGGCTTCCAGCGTTAAAAAGTAGCGGTGCAGTTGTTCTTTGTGGGTGTCATTGAGGTTGGCGGCGGCTGTTTTGCACTCAATTAAAATTATTGGTTTTCCGTCTTGGCATATTGCGTAGTCTATTTTTTCGCCCTTTCGCCCTGCCACGTCCGCCGTGAATTCTGGTACTACTTCCAGCGGATTGAACACGTCGTAACCAAGTGCCTGAATGAACGGCATAACTAGGGCGGTTTTGGTGGCCTCTTCGGTGGCGAGGCTGGCTTTAAGGCTCTGGGCGCGGCTGGCTAAGCCGGCGATCTTTTCGGAAAAATCTAGGTTGTCCATTTTGGCTCCTTCGTCTGTGATTGTAGCCGCAAAAGTGATAAAGTGACAGTCCTATGCCAACGCCTCCCGTCGTCAATGGTCTCTACTGGTCAGACAAGACAAAGACGTACCACTATATCGTCAAGATCAGGGGCGTGAAGTATTCAGGCGACACGGGCCATTCCAGAATAGGCGCGGCGCGCGATTTCTTGACGGAGTTGAAAGCGGCGGCGGCGCGTGAAAAGGCGGGGCTGGCGGTGGCGAGGCCCAGCGGCGAGGTGACACTGGATCAGGCGATTGATATGTGGGTGGCGGCTTCCAAGGGGCGCGTTTCTGCGGATCACTTGAAGATGCGGCCTTATGTGTTGCGGCGACACTTTGGCGATTACCTTCATTTGCCCTTGGCGCGGCTGGACACTGCTTCGCTTGATGCCGTGCAGGCCGAGTATCTGGATGGTGAGCATGTCAGCCCAGGCTGGAAGTCGGCGCGGCCAAGAAAGCCCACCAGTTGGAACAATGTCCGCCGGCATATCTTTGCCTTGGTAAATTGGGCGGTGGATAGGGAGCTGCTGGCGGCCTGCCCTTTCAAGTCGAAGCCGATCAAAGGGCAAAAGACGATGGACGCGACGCTGTGGCCAGAGGCGGTGCCGGCGTTTCTGGCGGCCGTGGAGCGGCTGGCACTGAGCCAAGACAAAAAAACGGCTGTTTTGCTGATGATTTCCTTGGGCCTGCGTGAAAACGAGGCTTTGGGGGCGCGGTGGGAGGGTTTCGACACTCGGCAGGGGGTGTATGTGCCTCCGAATACGAAAAACAGGGAGGTGCGCGAAATTGCCCTGCCGCCCGGTCTTTATGATCGCCTTCGTGAAGCGCATGGCTGGGAGGCGACGCGCGGCCTGATTATGCCAGGGGAAGGCCCTAGCGGAGCGCACATCAAAGGTTATACACGCTCCCTTGTTGCGAAGGCTGGCAGGGCAATAGGTATTGAGGGGCTACATCCGCATTGTCTGAGGGCAACTTTCGCCACGGCGCATTGGGAGGCTGGGACCCCGCTGGCGCAAATCATGGGTATGCTTGGCCATGCTGACGCACCAACGACAATGCGATATATTAGACAGAGGCCCTTGGATGCGGCGGCGGCCCAGGCGAAGGTGGCGTCGGCGATGGGAGGCTTTGCCAGCGGTTCCGCCGCGGTTCCGCCAGAAAAAAATGTAAAACGGAAGATGGCTTGAAAATCAAGGGGTTGGAGCGGCTGGCCTGCTTGCCTCCGAAGCCAAAGGCCGCGGGTTCAAATCCCGCCAGGTACACCAGTTGTAATCGCAAAGGCTGGAGTGATACCAAGTTGCGTCAATCTGTGATTATGTGATAGGATTCAGGCCGGAGGGCAGACATGCCGGCGGCCACACAGATTCCCGAGAGCAGAAGGGCGGAAATGGAGGAGTTCGGCGCCACGCGCTGCTCCGGGTCGGAGCTGAGGCGCTTCCTGTGCGTCTGGCTGCGCGTGGAGGGCGGGATGTCCGCCGCGGGGATAGCGCGGGCGCTCAAGTGGAGCGCCAACGGCGTCAGGATAGTCCAGAGGCGCTTCATCGAGCGGGGGGTCGCGGTCTTCGCCGACAGGAAGCGCGGCCGCAGGACGCCGCCGAGGATGACCTTCCAGGAGGAGGAGGCGTTCCTTGACGGGTTCCGCGCCGCCGCCGCGGCCGCGGCCGTCCTGGTGGTCGGCGACACAAAGGCGGCGTGGGAGGGGAGGCTGGGCCGCACCGTCCACAAGACCACCGTGTACCGGATGCTCGAGCGGCACGGCTGGCGGAAGGTCGTGCCCAGGCCGAGGCGCCCGAAGAAGGACGAGGGGGCCGGCGAGGCCTTCAAAAAGGGGGCTTCGCCGAAAGGGTCGCCGGGGCGCGGGCAAGGGCGGAGGGGAAGCCGCTGAGGGTCATGTTCCAGGACGAGGCGAGGATAGGGAGGATGAGCGACCCCAGGGCCTGCTGGGCGCCCAAGGGGATGCGCCCTGTGGCGCCGGCGCAGCTGGTGCGGCAGTACACCCACGTGTTCGGCGCCGTGAGCCCGGCGGACGGCCGGCACGACAGCCTGATACTGCCCTACGCCGACACCGACGCCATGTCCAGGTTCCTGCGGGAGGTCGCCAGGCGGCACCGCGGCGAGCGCGTCCTGATGTTCATGGACCAGGCCGCGTGGCACAGGTCGGGGGCGCTGAAGGTCCCGCGGGACATGGAGCTGGCGTACCTGCCGCCGCACTCGCCGGACCTGAACCCGCAGGAGCAGGTCCGGGGCGAGCTGCGGGAGAAGTGCCTGGCGAACAAGAACTTCGAGAGCATGGACGAGCTGGAGAAGGCGGCGGCTAAGGAGCTGCGCCGCATGGAGTCCAACCACCCTGCCATGGCCAGCCTGACGCGGAGGTCATGGATGTAATATGCAATTAGCGCAACTTGGTATCACTGCCCGCTGGCGGCTCATCTTTGCCGCGCACTGGAACCGCAGGCAGAGAGGCGGGCCCCGTCAGGGGCCCATCCTTTCCCAGACTTCTTGCTACTTCACGATGAAGACTGATCGCGCCCATGACTCGTTGTCGCTGAGCTGCTGGCGGGCACCGTTCCTCCAGACCACGGCGCGGGGGTTGAGCAAGTCATCGCCGTAGTTGCCGCCGTACCCGCTGCCTTCCACACCCGCGACGTACACGTCATCGCCCGATACGGAGACGGAATACGCCTCTGACACGTTGTCGCCGAGCTGCCGGCGGACACCGTTCTTCCAAAGCACGGCGCGGGCATTGTCATAGTTACTGTATTCGCATCCCGCGACGTACACATCGTTGCCGGAAACGAACACGGAATACACCTCTGACACGTTGTCGCTGAGCTGCTGGCGGGCGCCGTTCTTCCAGACCACGGCTTTGCGAACGTAGTCTTCGGTGCGTTCGGTTCCCGCGATGTACACATCGCCGCCCGATACGAAGACTGAATACGCCTCTGACACGTTGTCGCCGAGTTGCTGGCGGACTCCGTTCTTCCAGACCACGGCGCGTGCGCTGCCATAGTTAGCACTGCTGTGTTCGTATCCCGCGATGTACACATCGCCGCCAGAGACGAAGACGGAACGTGCCACTGAGTCGTTGCCGCTGAGTTGCTGGCGGACACCGTTCTTCCAGACCACGGCGCGGATGTCATAGCCACCACTCCTGAATTCCTCTCCAGCCACGTACACATCGTTGCCAGAGACGAAGACAGATCGCGCAAACCCGCTGTCGCTGAGTTGCTGGCGGACGCCGTTCTTCCAGACCACGGGGCGGGCGTAGTCTAACCAGTAAGGACTGGTAGGGTATTCATTCCCCGCCACGTACACATCGTTCCCAGAGACGGAGACGGAACACGCGCCTGCCACGATGTTGCTTAGCACCTGGCGGACGCCGTTCTTCCAGACCACGGCGCGCATATTCTCGTCGCTGCTGCCGCCGATGGATTCGTATACCGCCACATACACATCGCCACCCGAGCCCCCGCCGTTGTTGTTCCCGCCCCCGCCACAGGCGACGAGTGTGAGCGTGAGGGCCATGGCGGCCGTCGCAAGACAGTGGATGTACTTCTTCATAAACCGGCTCCTTTCCGGGGTTGGCTTGGGGCGAAAAAGCCCCGAGCGGATTCAACGCAAAAAAAGACCGCGCAGGGGTGGCTTTCTGCGCGGTCGTGTTGGGGCTATGGGTGTTTTTTGGGTTACGTTATGCTCGTAAGTGCCTGCAAATAGAGGATTTACCCCCCCCCCCCCCCCCGTATTATGTAAAACTGGGGCGTTCGGGGAAACGCGGCACCGCCCTTGGCGGGAGGTGTCCCGCGCCGGCTCGGTGTTGTTGGTCGTCCGCATTTTGGGCTGGTTCCGTGGGTGTGCGCTGATGCACAGGTAGAAGGTACAGCGGGGGGAGGTGGCTGTCAAGCACCGGTGGATAGCCGCCAGTAGCAAGCGCAATGACTGAGGCTATACTAACAAACTACAGGTTAGGAGTCGCACATGGCGGGGTCGGCCCGGCGAAACGCCAAGGGCATGCAGCGCTGCCGTTTTGACCTATTTTTCAGAGTACGGTGGCGGCCACATCCAGCCGTCTGAGGCTCTTGCAAAACTCGGTCATACGTCTGCTCCCGGCCATCCGCTGTCTCTGGCTGGATTCGGTATCATGTTTGTTTGCAGTAACTTCCGCCAGAGCCTGCTTCGGCCGGGCGCAGCCTTGCGCCTCCGGCGACTTGCAAAACTGGCGTTTTGCAAGTGGCTCATCTGGTATTCACCATTTCTGTCGAGTCCCCAACCACAAGGAGCCAGCCATGCTCACATCGTTCTCCGTCGCCAACTGGAGGTCGTTCAAGGAAATGACCCATCTAACGCTGCTGGCGCCAAAGGACAGGCGGCACGGGACCAGGGTGCCAAAGGTCGGGAAGTCGGGCTTGAGTGTGCTCCCCGCGGCGGCGATCTTCGGCGGCAACGCCGCCGGCAAGTCCAACTTCTTCATGGCGCTGTACTTTGCGAAGGAGCTGGTGGGGCTGGGCAGCATCCACGAAGTTGATATTGATGTGGACCCCTTCCTGCTGGACGCAAAAACAGAGAAGCGCCCCTCCGCCTTCGTCTTCGGGCTGGCAATCGGGGAAGACACATACGAATACAGCTTCAAAGTGACGCACAGGAAGGTGCAGGAAGAAAAGCTGGTGAAGACCAGCGCAAAGCCCAAAATCGTTCTGTTCGACCGCAAAGGCGCGGACATCTCGTTCGACGAGTCCGTGCCGGAAGAGGAGCCGCTCAAGTCCATCGTCAAAAGCACAATGGCCCACCAGTTGTTGCTCACCAACACAGTCCTGAAGGGGGAGGACATATTCAGGCACATCTACGACTGGTTCGAGGACTCGCTGCAGTGCGTACCGTCCGGCATCCGCTGCAGCAGCTTTGGTCAGTTCATGGGCCCTGCGAACAAGCAGAACATGAAGCGGATGAACGCGGCGCTGGCGCAGATGGGCGTCGGCTTGGACGGCATCGAAGGCGAGGTGTTGCCCATAGATGAGATTCCGGGAATGATGGGACTGGAGAAGACGCTGATGGACGAACTGCCGGATGGAGGGTCCAGCAGACTGCGCCTGCCCTCCGACCGCATTTCCGCCATGGCCTCCCGCAGGGGCAACAAGATCACGATCGAGGACTTGGTGGCCTGCCACAAAAATGCGGGGGGGCGCAAGGTCGTGTTCCAGTTGTGGCAGGAGTCGGACGGCGCCAGGAGAGCGATAGACCTGCTGCCCGTCTTTCTCTGGAACACGGCCCCTGGCGCCAGCAGGACCTATGTCATCGACGACCTCGGCAAGAACCTGGACACGCCGGTGGCCCGCAAGCTGCTGGCGCTGTTCCTTTCCAACTGCACAAACGACAGCAGGTCCCAGCTGCTGTTCACCACCCGCGACGTCATGCTTATGGACTGCTCCCTTCTGGGAGCCGACGAAATGTGGGTCATGGAGAAGTGCGACGGCGGCGGGTCCAGGCTGCTGTCCGTGCAGGCCTGCGAGGCCCCCGCGCACGGCTGCGCAAAAGACGGTCCCCCGCGCAGCCGCATGGGCGTGCCCGATTCGCTGCTGGACATGGTCTTCGGCAAGGAGGCGGGCGGGCTAGGTCGCTAGTGTTGCGTCCGCGAATAAAGTAAGTTGTTGCCATCGCAGTGCCAGTGCCCCAAGCCAAGCGTGTGTTTTCAAGGATTCGAGCGGACGTAACACTAGCAGCGCAGCCTAGAACGGGTTTAGTGGCGTAAGGTTCTGACGCTGCATCAACACCCCAAGCGGCACTTGGCCCGGACGCTGCTTTGG